CCACGATCCGCTCGCTGATCACCTCGGCCAGCCGGGCGCCTTTGTTGGCTTCTTCCCACAGGCGCAGGTGCTTGTATTTCCAGCCCGCGCCTTTGAACGTCACGCTCTCGCCTTCGTGGCCCTTCACCGGGCAAACGATCTGGATCTCGTCCATTAGATCACGCCCCATACCGGCGCCGTCCCGCCGTACAGCTCCAGCTCGAAAGAGATCTCCACCCGGCCGCCCACTGCCCCGCTCACGTTGAAGGTGCGAAGCCAGAAGTTGCCGGTCAGCTTCTTATCGAGCGTGGTCGGCGCGGCGTACGAGCCGAACTTGATGATCACCTCGTGGCTAGAATACACGCCTTTCAGCGGGTTCAAGACCGTAAAGGCCCCGGTCAGCGCCCCCGGGTCGAAGATCGCCTTGCCCGAGATGTGCGTGGACTGCGTGCCCGGGGCGCTGTTCTCCACCTCCCCGAAGCCGGTCATGTCCACCTTGCCGAACTCGTCCGGGATATCCAGGCTCGTTACGTCCGGCGTGATCAGCCGCGCCACGGCTCCCGAATCCACAACGCTCATGGTGATGTACGTGCTGGTAATTTTCATGCTTTCCTCCGTTCGAATCTTTCTCCCTCTCCCCTTGGGAGAGGGCAAGCGCTGTTTTTAGCGCTGGGTGAGGGTTAGTGACGCGCCAGCGCCGCCACCAGCGGCAGGCTGTTCCCCGCCGAGCCCGTCCGGGTGGCGGTGACCCGCGTGTACTGCTTGATCGTCCCGGCGATGCCGATGCGCTGGCTGCCGATGGCCGAGGCGTCCAGGGTGAACGTGGCGATCGTGGCCCAGCCGGTGGTGCCGTTGATCGAATCCTCCACGATGATAGCGTAGGTATCCGCCGCCAGGGCCGCCATGATCTCCAGGTAAGCCGCCCCGCCGGCCAGGGATTGCGCCCCGTTGTTGACCACCGCGAACACGGTCGTCTCGGTGATGGTGGCGGCCGCGTGCAGCACGCCCAGATCCGGCAGGTCGTCCTGGCTCTCGAAGTTGATCGCTTGTATCACCGCCGCCCGCGTGGCCAGGGCCAGGTTGTGGGTGAACTGGGTGGCGGTCATACAGAACACCGCATCCCCGATGGCCGGCGCGGCGTAGTTGCCGTGGGCGATCATCAGCACCCGCTCCAGGATCCCGCCCGGCGTGGAGAGGGCCTCGAAGCTGGCGTTGTCGGCCGGGTCCAGCATGGCCGTGATGTCCGCTGCGGTCTTCAGCTGCCCCGGCGCCCCGTTCTCGACTTCCTGGAATCCGGTCAGGTCCACTTTGCCGTAATCGAAGCCATAAGTAAACTGGTTCGAATACCCGGAAAGGGCGTACCCCGCAAACCACACTCCCGTCCAATTGCCTGCATATTTCGTCATCCTTCACCTCCGTTGGGGCTGGGTTTCCCCGCCCTATGTTTGCGCGCCAACCTTTTTGCACGGCCGTTCAAAGCCCTACACGATCTCCTGCGGCCGCAGAATGATCTCTGCATAATGGCACAATACCCCGGCGAATATCACCGTCGAAAAGCCCACCGACCTCACCACCGGGTCTTCTTTCTCGAACGCCTTGGATTGCAACACCGCGTCCGCCTCCAGGGCGTTGACGATCGCTTCAGTCAGGGCCGCCATGGTCTTTTCGGTGGCGGCGCTGTCATCCAGGGCCATAAAGCCCCGGATCTTGTGCTGCCAGGTGACCAGGATCGTGTCTGTGATCCCCCCGCCCTGGAAGGCGATCACCTCCCGCTCCACCGCCCCGTCGCAAGTCACGATCCAGCCCCTGAGCTGCCCGCTGGATTGGAACTGCGCCACCAGCGCCGGCCAATCGGCGTTCATGCGCTCGTAATCGTGCACCATGCCCACGTTCGCCACCGCGGCTACCACCGTCTTGATCCTGGCTCTGATCGTTGCTTCGCTCATTGCGCAGCCCTCTCGAAGGGCGCCAGCACCCGCGTGAGCATGGCGTCCCAGATCTGCTTCACTTTATCTTCCCCGCCTTCCCACCAGGCTCTCAAAAACATGTGCGCTCCTTTGGTCCCGTGTTTGGCGATGGCCGCCCGCACCCGATAGGCGATGCGCTCGTCGCCGAACTTCCTCAGCGCCCACAGCTTCAAAGGCGCGATCGGCGCCCAGTGCGGCCCTGTGCCCCATTCCACGTAGTCCACGTAATCCATGGTCGATGTCCCGCTCGCCGAGACCGCGCTGCCCGCCCCGATGATGCCCCGCAGCGTGTCGATCGCCGATCCTTGCAGGTCGAAGCCCGTCGGCCAGGAGATCGACGCCCTGAGCAGCCCGTAGTTCACCGGCGTCCGGGCCGCCACCATGGTGGTAAGCACCATCCCGCTCTCCGTCATAGCCTTCTCCATCTCCTCCACGATGGTGCGCTCGAGCACCGGGAAAGCCTCCGCCAGCTTCTCCAGGTCGCTCACGTCCACCGTGTACTCGATAAATCCGGCCATCCTAACTCCTTATAAGGGCGGGTCTCAGACCCGCCCCTCCTAATGGAACATCCACCGCTTCGTGCTCGTAAACTCCGCGCTCCCCTGCCCTGCCCCGATCTCATCCCCGCCCTGCCCCGAAAGGTACAAATAGCGCTTGCGGAAGTCTCCGCTCAACGAGCGGTACTGATCCAGCTGCGTCCTTCGCTCCACGCTGTCGGCGCTGATGGACGAGTCCCGGTTCTGCCCGTATCGGGCCGCCAGCCAGATACAGGCATAGGAGGCTGCCAGGTTGGTGATGGCGTCCGTATGGTTGGCGGGTGTGTCGATCGTGGGATCCGAGCCTTCCACCCAGCGGTAGGGGTGCGAATAGCTGATCCGCAGGCTCTCGCTCGATCCCGGCGCATACCCGATCAGCCGCAGCCAGGCCCCCCGCACGGTATGGAATAGGCCGTGGGCCTCGCTTCCCAGGAGTTGCGGCGTCTCATTGGCGCTCACGTCCGCCGCCGGGTATTCCACGCTCCCCAGGCTTCCCCCGGCGTTCTCACTCGACCATCCCCGCACGTTCCCGATCACTTCCAGTATCCCCTGGCTGGCAGTGGCGTAGGCCGTCCAGGTCGAGCCGTCGTAGGTGTTCACATCGTTGGTCACAGTCGATTGGTCAACCCCCAGGTTGACTTCGTTGGTTCCGCTGGCGTAGGTATAGCCGCTCGAAGCGAGCACGGCGTGGTATGTCCCGGCCGGCAGCTCGTAAGTGGCCCCCAGCGGGAATTCCACCCCGGCGTACCGTCCCTGCGGCGCGCCCTCCACCCCGTCGATGTCGATGGTGTTCGATGCTACGATCAAGGTCGACGGCAGTCCGGCCGCGTCGGTGTACAGGCTGGCTGTCACCGTCCCGGCCACACTCGCCCCCACCCGGGCGAGCCACAGATTGATCTGCGTAATCTCCATCGGGTAATCCAGGGTAAACTTGATCCCCAGCTTTAGCCCGGCCCCGCTCGAGGCCAGGTCGATCTCTGCGTCTCGGCCGGCCTCGTCTACATCGACGACCTTGCCGAACAGCAGATAATAGCTGGTAGCATTGCCGGCTATCTCCAGCGTCTCGCTTTTCGGTAAATCCACCGAGTATTCCCACATCGCCTGGCGGATGGCCGTATCCCGGTCCACGTCCGAGAGCTGGCCGGTATTGATCCCCTGCAGCAGGATATCCAGGCGGGCGTTGAATTCTGAAAGCCGGGTCATTTATGTCTCTCCATCGACAAATCCAAAAGCCTCGAAGGTATTCCCGCTTACCACGAATTGGATCTCCAGCCGGTAATGCATCCCTGCCTTCAGGCCGATGATCAAAGGGGTGGTGATCACGTCCCCGGCTACGCTTGCCGATCCAGAAGTATGTTCGGTGGTCACATCTTTTCCGTCCGGCCAGGTCTTGAGAGTCACCACCACCGAGGTCGGAGTAGACCCCCAGGGCGTGGTGGTCAGAGTATAGGCAATCTTCTCGTCTACACCCTGCGCCGGCAGTGGGCTTTCCAAGACTTCTCGGCTAAAAACGCTCATCGATCCTCCAGGGTCAGCATTGTGGAGCGAGATTTTATAGTCAAGGCCGTCGGACGAGCTTCCAACGTCAGTGTTACTGTCCGTGTCCGCAATATAAGCGCTATTAGAGCTGTTACGATGCCGCTTATCGTGGCCACGATCGATCCAGTCAGATCTAATGCGCCTGCCAGCACTTTTCTTGTCGATCGTACCAGCGCCCCCGCCGGCGTCAGGATACCCGATATGCCTTTGCCGATCGCCCGGCTGATCGCTCCCGAGCTGCTCAGCGTTCCTGCAATGGCCTTCCCGGTCTGGCGTACCAAACCGCCCGCCATATTCAGCGTCCCGCCGATTGAGATCAGTGCCGTCTTGATCGCCCCTAATGCACCCACCGGCGTGAGCGTTCCCGTAAACGCTTTAGCCGTTCGCATGACCAGCGCCCCGGCAGAACTCAGCGTGCCCGTTACAACTTTCCGGGCGTCCCTGACCAGCGCACCCGCCGGGGTTAGTGTGCCCGCTGCCAGCTTCCCGGCCTGTCTGACTAATGTCCCGGCCGGTGTCAGCGTTCCGCCAATCGCCAGCAGCGCCGTCTTGACTGCTGCCAACGCTCCGGCTGGGGTAATCGTCCCCGCAAATGCCTTGATCGTTTGTTTGATCAACGCGCCGCCAGATGTCAGTGTTCCTGACGCTACCTTTCCAGCCTGCCGCGCTATCACCCCCGCCGGCGTCAACACCCCGCCAATGGCCTTATTGGCTCGCCCCAATAACGCGCCCGCTGGAGTGAGCGTTCCTGTCAGGACTTTTCCTGCCCGCCGGATCAGTGCTCCGGCTGGGGTAAGCGTACCTGCCTTTGAAGTATTGTCTCGTTTAGTGATAGTTCCCGCAGGGGTCAACGTCCCCGCGGCTGGCTTGCGTCCGCCCTTTACGATCGCGCCTGCCGGCGTCAGCGTCCCGCCTGCGGCCTGGTTATATTGTGTGCCGCCGCCCGCCGGCGGGATCAAGTTGAAGATCGCTCCGGTAAACTCCCCCGCGCTGCTGGCGGTAATTAGTTTTGTACCAGACGCTCCCGCGGAGGCTTGAGCAACATCGTAGACGGCGCCGCCGTTGCTGTCCTCCCGCTCGGTCATCACCGATGACGAGTTGGTTTTCCCGAAGTCGTAATGAAAAACGCCGCCGACGATCAGACTATCTGGGGTCAATGTCGTGATGGATGGCAGCGTCATCGCCGCTGTGTTACCAAAAAGCGAGTCGGCATCTTCCCAGGGTGTCCCGCTAGTTATACAACCCGAATAGGCTGTCATTTTGCTTAACGGCGACGAGCCGGCAGGAGAGCACGACCAGGTATAGTTTGCCCCCTCGCTCGACGCTCGCTTCCAGTATTCACGCGTGAAAAAAGCGGTGCTGGCAGGGTGTGTGCCGGTTATCTCAACAAAGCCCGATGGGGGCGTTACCGTAGGGTCTGTAGCATTCTCGATGTAGACGGATAGACGCAAAATATCGTTGTCAACTGTCCCGGTGGGTTTGTTGACTGTCTTGGTATCCGATACGGCGGCGGAACGGAACAGGGGGTTAGCCATTATGCAGGATACCTTTGCATCACTTCAATGCCGCCCCAGTGCCCACGACCCAGATCTACGATAGCAACTCCCGGCGCTATAGTGGGTATGGTGATTGATACAAGTCCACCCGGGAACTGAGTCGACCAAAACGCCTGATCACTGGTACGTGTCATTTGCACAGCCAGGTTTATCTCGGTTTCGTTGAGTGCATGGAGGGCAACTACCCGCATGGTAGTCAAATTAACGTCCATCTCGACCAATACGGCCTCGTTATCCCAACCTCCTAATCTGTATGTTGCCAAATTGCCCGCATCCGGCGTCTCCAGTTCCAGCGCCGAAAGCCGCGCCCGCCTGGCCGTACCCGATGAAAAGACCACCGTCAGCCGCAGGCGCAAGGCGGAGTAATCGGTGATGGCATCTGCCTCTGTGGCGGTCAGGGTATAAGTGAGAATCGAATAAGCCGTAGTGGTGATAGCCGTTCCGGGTCGTGTGGCGATAACGGTCGTGCCTTGCAGCAGCGCCAAAGTCGCCGTCAGCGTTGCTCCGCCCGTGGCGGACTTAGCCACCCGCGCCCGGATGATATGGTCGTTGGCATCCAACGGGTCGGTGATGGCCGCCAAAGCGCATTCGATGACCCGCGTTACGCTGGAGATATTATCCGTCTGCCAAACGGTTGTAGCATCGTCCGGCCCGCTGCCCGATCCCCGACCCGCGCCAAAGCCTTCGTCAAGCTCTTCGAATGCATTGGCGTTGCCATCCCCGGCCAGTTGCACCCAGGAGGCTTTGCTGATATCGGAAACGGGCAGGGCGAATTGGGCCATTTACCCGCCCGCCGCGCAGGTCAGCGAATACGTAAATTGAATTGAATCGCCGCTCACTACATTGATCGCGCTGAACACCGTCCGGTCCATCAGCGTTACGCTGGTCGCTGCATTGAACAGCCCGTGCTCCGTGATCGCCTTCGTGGTCGTGTAGCTAATCGTCCCCACGCTTTGATACACCGTTGCACTGGCCTCCGCCTGCGTGCCTGTCGCCCGGCTCTCGCCGTCTGTCGTTTCCATGTCAGTATTGGCAATGTTCTCCGCCGTCACGCCCACGCCCGAATCGTGATATTTGAAATCGCCGAAGATGCTCAATTCGGTCTGTAGTTGGTCTACCACGAATGACACGAACGCCGTAGTAACTGACCGGTATCCCAGCACTCCATAGCGGACGCGCTCTCCGTTGGCCCGGATCAGCACCGCCTCCAGCTTGCCGAACATCACCGCCAGGCCAAAAAGCCGCGCTACCGGCGCTACGATATAAGCCGCCAGCCAGCCCAGAATGAAATTCCAACGCAGGTAATTGGAAAGCTGCCAGAGTAGTCCCGGCCCTTTGGCCCGGATCTTCTTAGTCTTCAAAGAACCTGCAAAGTGAGTTGTTCCGTTCATAATCTTCTCCTTGCCTTAATAATTTTGCCGCCAGTATCAGCACCCGCTCCACACAATCAGGTTACCTCGAGCGTCATCTGCAGGTCGGTCGTTGCCACGTAGGTCGGCGCGCCGCGCTCTACCAGGCAGGCATACAGCGTCGATCCGTCATCGGCATGCACTGCCAGATTGGGCTTCACCGTTGCCACTGCATTGTCGGCAAACGATACATAATCCGTGGCTGCGATCGGGATCACACCCACAATTTTCAGGGCATCCGCATCCGCCACGTCCAGGGCGCCATTCTCTGTAAATGTCGTAGCGCTCGGATTCGATCGAAAGATCACCAAATCTTTGGCTATCTTCTGGTTGGCCTGATCCACCAACACCACCGTCCGGATGATCCCCACCGTCACTCCTTCCGGGATGGCCTTGGGGATAGTCAGTTTCCCGCCTACCAGTTCCCCGGTCGCATAGGCCGCTGCCTGGACCGTGATCGGTACGATGACCGCCACGCCTTCACTTCGCACATACATTGGAACCTCCATAAAACCGGATCGCCCGGCTCGTGAACGTACGTCAGTGGGGGAATGGCGGCAGCGTAGAAACGCCCACCAATAAATTCCGCCATTCCCCCTAAAAGGGTTGTCTTACTTATTCATCTGCCGGATCGACAAAATCCTCTTCAAGATCAGCAGATTTCTCCTTCTCTTCTGGCTCAGCCGGCTTCTCCGGATCTTCCGGTTTCTCGACCTTCGGAGGCTTCGGAGGCTTATCCGGCTTGGCCGGTGGGGCAGGTTTCTCGATCTTCGGAGGCTTCGGGGGTTTGGCCGCCGACGTTGGCGCGCCAACGTGCAGCTTGAGCTGCTCGATTGGGTACCGGAATTTCTTTGTGCCGGCAATCCCGAAATCGATCAGGACCACCGCTTCATTCCCCTCCATCCGGCTCCGCACCAGGTTGCCCTTGACTCCAGCTTCGACCTGCGCCCGTTCGAACGCAAGTTTTTCAAAGTCTATTTTCTTGTCGTCCATGGTCATAGCCTCAGCGTAAAGTTCGCCCGCGCCCCGATCAGCTCGAAGATGCTGGTCAGCGCCGCGTCCACCGTGAGCTCCACCTGGTACACGTCGCCGTCGTCGATCCAGGCCGGCGTGGTCAGGGTCAGGGTCAGGGTATGCTGCTCCAGGGTCAGGCGCTCGGCCGCCGTGTCGTGCCCGGCATCGTATGAGAACGCCACGCTGGTCGGGGCCGCGATGGCCGCCCCGTTGGCCGGCGCCACTACTTTATAGACCAACGCATCGATGGCATCCAGCGCCGCAGTAACCACTTCCCAGTACACGTCGATGGATGTCAGCAGCACGCCCTTATAACTGCCAGAGTTCGAAGGCAGCAGGATCGGGATCGTGACGACGGCTGTCTCATCGGCGGCCGCCTTGTGCGCCACGATGGTGTTCGCCACCTGGCCGGCCGTTTTAGTCCAGGTGCCGGTCACCAGGTGCGCCGCGGTCGGCGGGATCCATTGACTCATCTCGGTATCGTGAATCATGGCATCCTCCTACAACCGCAGCGTATAGTTCACGCGCGCCCCCAGAATCTGGAGGTCGCTGGTGGCCCCGCAGTTGGCCGTGATCTGCACCTGGTACACCTCGCCGTCATCGATCCAGGCCGGGGTGGTCAGGGTCAAGGTCATGGTGTGCTGGTCTAGCGTGAGCCGCTCGGCCGCCGTGTCATGATCGGCGTCGTAGCTGAAAGCGATCGAATCCGGCGCGGCGATGGCGGCCCCGTTGATCGGCAGGGTCACCTTGTGGATCAGCGCCGCCAAGGCGTCCAGGGCCAGGGTGTAATCATCCCAGAAAATGTCGATGCTCTTCAATAGCACGCCCTTATAGGAGCCGCTGTTCGAAGGCACGATCAGCGGGATGGTGATCACCCCGGTGGCGTCGGCTTGCGATTTGGCTTTGGCGATCGTGCCGGCCACCTGCCCGGCCGCGTCCGCCCAGGTCCCTGTGACGAAGTGCATCAAGGTCGGCGGGATCCATTGCGCCATTTCGGTATCGTGTACGTAACCCATTTTCGAATCCTCCTGTGGTAGGGGCAAACCTATGTGTTTGCCCATCTTATACAGCCGGGGGAGACTGGGGGTTTCATTTCCCCAGCCCCCTCCGGATAATCACGATTACACGTTGCTCTTGTGCAGCGGACGGAAGTCGCTCACCGGCGCGCAGTCGTAGCTCGAGCTGAAGCGGAAGGTGAACATGCGCGTCTTGAAGCGCAGCTCGTCGTTGGTGAACATGGCCCCGCCGCGCTCTTCCTCGGCGCTGAAGATCTCCGGCGTCCGGCGCCCGCGCAGCCAGATCAGCCAGATGGCCGGGAACAAGACCGGATCCGCCACCGCGGCCCAGTCGTTGGCGTCCGTGAAGTGCGGCACGATGATAGGCTCGATCTTGCCCTTCCAGATGTTGTTGGTCATGAAGGTGGTGGCGTTCTGATAGCTGCCGGGCTCGAGTTCGGAGGTAGCGATCTGCGTTGCCGTGCTCTCCAGGTCGGCCGGGATCAGGATGTGGCGCGGCGTGATGCTCAGCCGCTCGCCCGCGCCCAGCGGCTGGTCGGTCTGCTTACGCATCGCCAGGCGCGCGGCGGTCAGGGCGGTGGGGGAAAGGGCTGCCGTCAGCAGGTTGACGTGCCCGCCGGCTGTAGCGACGGCCGTGGCGTTGAAGAGCGCCCCGGTATCGGCCAGCACCGGCCCGGCTGCCGTGTTGAGGGTGAACACGCCCGACACGAGCTTGCTGATCGTGTTGTACCAGGCGTTGGAAAGCCGGTTGGGGATCGAGCGCAGCACGCTCAGCTTATCCAGCAGGAAGGTCTCGAGGCTTACCCCGATATAGTTGCCTTTTTTGACATAGGCCGCCGTTTCTTCCTCGTCCGCCCAGGTCAGCTCGTTATACGGAGCGTTCTCGGCGATGGTTGCCAGGGTCGACATGCCGAACACCCGCACCAGGGTCGCCTGGTCCAGGGTATCCACGTCCTCGTTGCGCACGATCGGCTCCCACCAGCGCTGGCGCACGCTGTAGTCGGCCGCCAGCATCAGGTTCAAGGCGTTCTTCACAATCGATGTCACGGTCGTCGAGAGCACCTGGCCTTCGGTCGCGCGCCGGGCCATGATCCCCTGGGCGTCGTAGTCGTAGGTGAAGTCGTAGTACCACTCCGAGAGGCGGCTGGTAAACGGCAGGGAGGGCTTCCCCGCCTTCACGTAGGCCCGCACGGCCTCGGTGTTATGGTACCTGGCGTTTTCCTCGGTCATGAGCTCCGCGAACTTCGTGGAACCCATCACCAGGCGCATGAAGCCCAGCTCGAAACGGTCCATCTCGCTCACCGGCGAAACCGATAAGCGTGAACCTTCCGGCAGGATCACCCGCCCGCTCTCGATGATCGGGGTAATGGCATCGCCCTGGGCTTTGATGGCCGCGTCCAGTTCTTCAACTTTGAAGATTCGGCCTTCAAATTGCCCTTGCACCAGCTTCCGGAAAGAGACCGGCAAGCCGCTATCGGCGAGCTTGGTCGAGAGCATCTCCCGGCATACCAGCAGGTCGCTCTGCCGCTTGGCTTCCGCCAGCACTTCCTGCGCCTGCTTGAGAATAGCAGCCGCAGTGTCGCCGCCGCCTTCCTGGTTGGGCTTGTGAGCCTCCAGGGCTTCTTTGACCGCCTTCGCTACCACAGCGTCCAGGTCTTCTTTCGTAATGCCCGGGTGCGCGGCCAAAGCCTCAGCAATAAGTTTCTTGAGTTCTTCTTCGTTCATCTCTTCCTCCAGAATGGTTTGTCCCGGCCGCGCCGGGTCTTCAGTTTCACCGGCCACCGCGCGGGTTAATCTCCCGCCGGCCGCCGGGTTAGCCACGATATCTACCGAGTTCGTCTTCACGAACTTCGAGATGATCTGCGCTTCCACGCCGCCGATCGTCTTCTTCACCCCTTCCACGAACGCATCGATCGATAGGCCAATGGCATCCAGCACTTTCGCCTGGTGCGCCGCCAGGAGTTTTGCCCGCAGCGTCTCGTCCACGATCTTCAGTGTAGCCTTGATGCTCTTGCTGGCTGCGTCCCACCGCGGGCTGGTGATCACCCCCACCCAATCTTTGACGACGGACCGCATCCCCTGGCTGGCTTCGAACTGGGCGTCGGTCAGGTGGTTGTCGTATACCT